TACGTGAGGAGTCCATACTTGGCTGCAAATCGAAAAGTCATGTGATGCCACTGGAAGGTAGATAATGTTATTCTACCTTCCATACAGTGGCAGTGGGAGCAGCTATAAATATGGGTGCCTTTCCCCCGTCCACCACTAGCAAAAATGCCTCATCATCCCCCCTCAGTAGAACCCTGGTGTGACACACACGAGTGCCCTATTGGTCTTTGCATCTGCCGATTTCCCGATGGCGTACCGGAGGTTATCCCGACGCAAGTCCTCGTATCGACGCCGGCCAACCAGGTCCCGTTATGGACGCAAGCGAACAACAACCACCGGGCGACGTTTCGTCCGAAAAGCCCCCCGGCGCCTGTCGACAAGGGGCATCCTCAACCGGACGTCCCAAAAAAAGAGGGATAATATGTTGTCCTTCTCCAACACGACTGCGGACAACCCCTTCTCAGAGACGTACTCACAAACCGGTGCAGTCATGCGCCGACCCGTGGGTGCCGATCTCCCCCCCGAGTTCATATTCATCTGGAACGCTACTGGCCGACCAGGCGAGAATTCCACCGGTCAGCGTGGGTCCAAGATGGACACGTCACTTCGTACGTCGGAATCGATATATGCCAAGGGCGTTAAAGAACGCCTTACATTGGAAACGAACAACTCAGCCCCCTGGGAGTGGAGACGCATCTGCTTCACTAGCAAGGATGACTTCGGCGAGGCAGACCCCGATACGTCAGCTTACTTCAGGCGTACCTCCAACGGAATGGTCCGTCTCACGTCAGCCGTCGCAGGCGCCCCCTATCTCCTTGATGAGCTCTTCGAGGGGGAGCGCAACGTTGATTGGCTCTCCGCTATCACCGCCCCCCTCTCTCGCAAGCATTTCTCGATCCGGTATGACAAGACCCGCGTCATCCGCTCCACGAATAATTCCGGTACTATCCGAAATTACAAATTGTGGCACCCAATGGAGAAGAACATCGTATACGAGGGTGAACAAGAGGGAGAATCCATGACGGACTCTTCAGTATCGGTCACCGGGCGATCTGGCATGGGAAATTATTACATAATTGACATGTTTAGAAAGCATGGGGTCAACGATGACCAATCTACCCTAACCTTCACCCCGGAGGCCACCTTCTTCTGGCACGAGAAGTGAGCTGGTTATCTCCACTATCTCGCAGTTTCCTATCAACCAGTCATGATCCACCCCCTCGTCACAAAGAGGGTTCTGATTCGCTATGTAAATAGAGGGCTTGCCCCACTTAATCAATCGCTTACCCTTGTACTTGTCAGTCGCGTAAAACTGTGACTGCGCCCCCAACCAAAACTTGTACGCGTGAAAGAATTTCAATCCACCCTGCATATCGTCGAAAACAGCATAGTCGACGTCATTCACGTCCTCGTCTAAGGCAAAGAGTCCTCCAAAATAGGCGTGGTTGCCTAATGACCGCGCCCAGAGTGTTTTGCCTAATCGAGTCGGCCCCCACAGGATGAGGCTTCGCCTTCTGCCTAAATGCTTAGTCAGCATGAACACCACAACCCCAAACTCTATCTATGAAAGAGCGTACTCGAGCGAACGAGACTCGCTCGAAGCCCCCCTCCGGGGGACGAGCCGAAGGCGAGAGGGGCCGAGCGATCTCTTCGCGACGTACAAGATCACTTACCAGTTCGAGGTCCGCCAAAAGTCTCCTGTACCCAGCCAGCGAGCTCTGGAGTTCCGCTTGTGTCAAACGATAGTCCACTAGGTGTTGCGTAGGGGACCGGATCGTCGCGATATCTCCAATCGGCATAGCACCGAAGCTGTGTGTAGCTGCAGCAAAGTGCCCTCGGAGCCAAACGCGCGCATGCTTCAAAAAACTCATCTCGATCCACCGCCAAGATGATTTCAGCCCAGACATTACGAGGTTGTGATACCTCAACTCTGAGTCCATCGATGTCAAGCCCTCCAGCCACAACGTCCCCATCTTTTGTTGCATAAGTCGCACCCTTTTCAGGTGTGCTGTAGCCTCGGACAATATTGGGGTGCAGTCCGTCCACATCGAAAATACGGACATTTCTTGACTCAAACTTCCGTTCGAACATGAAGAAAGCATGGAGATGAATTCCTCCATCTCGGTGATATTCACGGCCAATGATGCACTCCGCTCCAAGATTTCCAAGCAAGTCGTTAATTTCCCAAGCCAATCGGTCTGAGTCTCGGTCGCCGATCTGTGGGTACGTGAGGAGTCCATACTTGGCTGCAAATCGAAAAGTCATGTGATGCCACTGGAAGGTAGATAATGTTATTCTACCTTCCATACAGTGGCAGTGGGAGCAGCTATAAATATGGGTGCCTT